GGTCGTAAAAGGACCGATCGTTCAATCTGTCAAAAATTTCTAGGTTCAACTCTACTACAATGACTAAGAAAAAACGGGAAGGGCCTGTCGTGTCTATCATCGAGCAGATCCCAACAACGGATCTCATTCCGTACGCGCGCAACAGTCGCACTCACAGTGACGAGCAGGTGGCACAGATCGCGGCCAGCATCCGAGAATTCGGCTTCAACAATCCGGTGCTAATTGACGCTGAGAACACGATCATTGCCGGTCATGGTCGAGTGCTGGCCGCCGGTCGAATAAACCTTCAGACAGTTCCCTGTCTTCGGTTGACGCATCTCACAGAGACTCAGAGACGAGCCTACGTTATTGCTGACAATCGGATCGCGTTGAACGCAGCATGGGATCAGGAGTTGTTGGCCGTCGAACTAGCGGATCTTAATAGCGATGAATTTGACATGGGTCTGCTCGGGTTTGATGTTGATGAGTTGTCTTCATTGATGGGATTCGATGAACAAGCGTCTGAAACGATAGGAGCCGACGGAGATGGCAAGTACACGAACAAAATCACTGCACCAGTATACGAGCCAAAGGGCGAGCGGCCACTAATTTCAGCTTTAATCGATCGAGACAAGACATTGAGCTTGATTGCGGAAATCGACATGTCTGAATTGCCGGAGGACGTTAAGGAGTTTATGCGTTTTTCTGCCGAACGTCACACAGTATTCAACTTCCGCCATATTGCGGAATACTACTGTCACGCAAATCCTACGCTACAAAACCTCATGGAGCGTTCAGGCATGGTCATTATCGACTTCAACAAAGCAATCGAATACGGGTTCGTGCATCTGACGGAGCGTCTCGGTGCACTGGCTGACATTGAGGAAGGAGACGCAGCCAATGGCGATGCGTGAAGACTTCTGTGTGTTCATCCTGACTCACGGCAGACATGATCGGGTTCACACATATAACACGCTACTAAAGGCAGGCTACACTGGCAAAATCTACATCGTTATCGACGATGAAGACAAGACAGCGGAGGAATACCGAAAGCGATTTGGCGACAAGGTGATTCAGTTCTGCAAGGCAGACGTCGCTAAGTGGACAGATGACGGGGACAACTTCGGAATTCGCGGAGTTGTCTATGCTCGGAATGCCTGCTGGGGGTTGGCGCAAAGCGTGGGTGCCAAGTTGTTCATTGTGCTCGATGATGACTACACGCATTTCAATCTTAGATTCAAGTCAAACGGGCAAACGTGTACCGGGATGATCAAGAGCACAATGGATGATACGCTAAACGAAATGCTGGGGTTTTATCAATCAACCACAGCGGCATCGATAGCGATGTCGCAGGGTGGTGATTGGATTGGGGGAGGGACTCCGGACAAGCGGCGACTCTCACGGAAGGCGATGAACACATTCATCTGTTCCACGGAAAGGCCGTTTAAGTTTTATGGGCACATCAACGAGGATGTAAACGCATATGTGACGGAAGGGAGAAAGGGCGTGTTGTTTTTCACCGTCATGCAGGCGTTCGTCAATCAACCGGATACGCAAACGCAAAATGGAGGTCTAACAGAGTTTTATCTTGATGTCGGCACCTACGTGAAATCGTTTTACTCGGTCATGTACGCGCCGTCATGTGTGAAAATCGGTCAGATCGGAGATCCCCGTGATCCGCACTATCGCATTCATCACAAGATCAACTGGAATAAGGCTGTCCCGAAGATCCTTCGTGAGCAGCACAAAGTCGGTTATTCTCCATGCCCGAAATTTGCTGATAATTGATCAAACGCGTTTTTTAAGAAAACTGTCTGCAATTGCAGGGTTTTTTACTCACTGGAATCAATGCCGCACACTTACATTCCGCAAGTATAAACGACTCGGCAGCTTCCCAGACGATTACCACGCCAAGACAGACAAGATTGGCAAATACATGATTAGCATGAGCGTACCGCCTCGCATGACTGAGGTAATCGCCCGTGCTGTAATAAACAAATGGTTGAGCCTATGACAGAACTCCTGACAAATCCCCAAAATCGACGCAGCGACATCCGAATGATCGGAATGGCAATCCGTCAGGGTTGGAAGATACCGGAAGCCATCATGGATCAACTGCCGAAAGTTTTGGCGAATCTGGTTGTCAAATCCGAAGACGATCGAACGAAGATCGGGGCGGCACGCGTCTTAGTGGCCATGCACGGACAGAACCAGAATGAAGAGCCGGTCACGAAGTTTGTCGAACATCATCACGCTCATGAGCTGGGGCCTGTAACTGGAGAAAGCATTGACGAAAGACGGATTAGATTGCATCAGCAACTCGATCGACTCCGCAACAGAGACTGACCTGCAAGCCATTGAGGCTGAGATACAGGCGTTGACGCAGAGTCATCAACGGCGATGGGTCGGCGAGACTCTCGGCGACATTGCCGAAGTATTTGGATTGTCTGTGCAGACAGTCAAACAGTGGCGGACAGAGACACCGGCGATGCCAGGCGAGCCGGGCAACTATCCGCTCAAGCCGATCATTCTGTGGCGACTGGCAAAATTATCTGGCAGCGATCTGGCGACGGCCAAGAAGCAACAAGATCTTGAACTAGGGCGGGTGCAACTCGAATCAAAGCAGCTTGAACTCGATCAAGAGCGAGGCCGGTTGCTCGATAGAACTGAAGTTGAGTTGTGGGCGGCAACGGCATTGATTGAAGCACGGGTGATGGTCATGAGCCTTCCGGAAAAACTCTCAACATCAGCACCACCTGAGATGCGGGCTTTCATTCGCGAAGAGACAGATCGGCATTGTCGAGATGTTTTGACATCCTTGAGGCGTCGGCTAGAAATGGACGAGACAAATCAAACTGATCGCAACCAAATACCTACAGCCACCGGCGAAGATCCGGTCATCTGATTGGCTAGCCAAGAACGTCACGATGCCTGAGGGCACTGAGACGGGCGGGATGCCGTTTTCTCTCAAAGAATTCCCTCACGTTGACGGCGTTCTCGAATCGTTTGACGATCCAGACGTGCGGACGATCGTCCTTCAATGGGGGACGCGACTCGGCAAGACGACGACGTGTTTGAGTCTGATGGCCGAGCAGGCTGCGACGAATCCTCGTAACATGATGTTTGCAAGCAGCACGGCGGCGGCTGCCGGTCGTGTTGTCGCGAGCAGGCTCTATCCGTTGTTCGATTCGACTGAGGGCGTACGATCGCAGCTGCTGCCGGATCATAGGCGAAGCAAGCTCGATGTCAGAATGCACGCATGCCGGATCTTCATTGGCTGGTCAGGGTCTGAGACATCACTAGCGGACGTCGGGGCGTATTTCGGTGTTGCTAACGAAATCGACAAGTGGAGCGGATCGGCCAGCGACGAGGCCGACAGTCTGGCGTTGTTCCTCAATCGACTCAAAGGATTTACAGACCACAAGATCATTCTCGAATCAACGCCGACAATTAAAGGTCGATCACGTATCGAACATTGGATGGGTCGAAGCAATCAACATTTACGCTGGGTGCCGTGTCCTCATTGCGGCGAATACCAGATGCTCGTCAAAGGGTCGTACGGCGTCACCGGCGGCATCAAGTGGGATCGTGATCCGGACGGCAACAGCGACGCAGATACAGCGTTTGTGTCGGCATGGTATGAATGCGTCTGCTGTTCAGGACGGATTGAAAACTTCCATCGTGTGGAGATGCTGCGGCGTGGGATCTGGGCACCGGATGGGTGCACGGTCTCGAAGGATGGCCAGCTAGTCGGCACGGCAATCAATGCCGGATCTGACGTGGTCGGATTCGGGCCGTTGCCATCGTGGTACGCACTCACCGAAACATGGGGGTCTTTCGCCAGGGCGTGGATTCGCGCTAAAAAACGGCCGAGAGATCTACAGGACGTGGTCAACAGTTACATGGCCGAGACGTGGGAGGTTCGCAAAACAAAGTCAACGCCTGAGCGGATCGTCGAGCGGATCACGGGCACGACACCGAGGGGCATCGTACCGGAGGATGGACTGTTCCTCACGGTCACGGTCGATCGTCAAGCAGCCGAAGGCGGGTTCGTGGTGTACCTGGTCTTGGCTCATGGTGCTGATGATCGGTGCTGGGCTGTGCAGTGGGGCGTCTCGACGAAGCTGACGGATATCTGGTCCTCAATTGTGCGTGCGACGTATCCGCATGCTGACGGCGGTCAAGGCCTCGTGCCGGTCGCGATGATGGTAGACTCAGGCTGGAACACTCGAGATACCTATCAATTCTGTGAGACTCATCCGGGCGTCATGCCGTGCAAAGGGTCGTCAACAGACCTAGGGGGACTGCCGTACAAAGTCGTGGTGCTGTCGGATGGAGCCGGCGGGCCGGGTCGTCGTGAGCTGTTGCATGTGGGAACGGACTACTGGGAGACAGACGTTCAATCACGACTCGAAGACAAGCTGGCTGGCGAGCCTGGATCATTGACGTTGCCGGAGGGATCGGGGCGGGACATTGAATTTGTCGCGCAAATCTGCAACGGACAACTCAAGGACGTGCTAGACTCGAGGGGCAACGCTCGCATGATGTGGGTGAAAAAAGAAGAAAGCCAGCCGAACGATTTTCGGGACTGTCTGCGATATGGATTGTGCCTAGCGAGAGCGTGGCTTGATGACAACGGCGGACAGATGCCGTTGAGAACACAGAGCACTAGACCGGAGCGAAGAATTGTCCACAGCGGCGAGAAGAGACCAGACGGGAGGTCATGGCATGAGTAACAAACGCAAGCCGACACAGGCAGCACCGGACAAGATACCGGACAAGATGCCGGAGGTCATCGACGCAAAATCGGCAGATAGGATACCGCAGCACCGGAGATGTCACATCTGCTGGGATAGGTGTCGAGGCGTCGGGACGGTTTATTCGACTCACGAAAAAACACAGTACTTAAAGTGTCGGCATACGCTGACGGAGTTTCCGCCGTGCGGTCATACTTGGAGCGTTCAAACTCGATCTCACAATGCCGTCTTTGTCAATCACCGCTGGGTCGTCGTTGACGGTCGATAATGCGAGTGCTAAGTTTGTCGAAGTGTCAACGGCGGTTGACCAATAAACCGATCATTGAGGGGCGACCCTCTACGAAACACCCAGATGAATCACCGCCGTGATTTGTCTGGGTTGTTTTCGTTTTATGAGGTTGTTTCGATGGCAAAGCTCAAGGGACTTGCAAAAGACGACGAAGCCAAGATCAGCGTTCATCCGGCGGCGGACTTGTTCCCAATGCTGTCAGATACCGAGCTTGCAGATCTCGCAAAGGACATCAAGGAGCACGGCCTCGTACATCCGGTCGTGATGTTCAAAGGCGTGCTGCTCGATGGTCGCAATCGTCTGGCAGCGTGTAAGATCGCGGATGTGGAGCCATCGTTCATCGAATACGATGGAGACGATCCGGTTACATTTGTGATCAGCGTCAACATCATGCGTCGACAACTCGATCCGAGTCAGCGTGCGGGTGTTGCCGTCCAACTCGAACCGATGCTCGCGATCGAGGCGAAGATTAGGCAAGGTCAACGCACAGACATTGTCGCAAATTTGCGACAATGTAATCACGGCAAGGCTAGCGATCAGGCGGCAACAATGGTTGGTGTCTCAGGGCGGATGGTGCAATATGCCAAGGCGATCAAGAATGCAGATCCCGAAGCGTTCAATCAAATCATGGCAGGCGAGGTGACAGTTAATAAAGTCTGGCACGGGATACAAAAACGCAAGCGTGAGGCGATCAAGGTTGCGCAGAATAATCAAGTGGAGATTCGCGCAACGGTCACGATCGCAGAATGCACGGAGTGGCTAGCAACTCAAGAACTGTGCGATCTACTGCTGACCGATCCTCCGTACTCAACGGACGTACCTGACATCCAATCGTTCTCCGTCAGTTGGTTGCCGATCGCACTCGCAAAGGTGAAGTCAACGGGCCGAGCCTACGTTTTTATCGGATCTTATCCCGACGAGCTGTTGGCTTATTTAACGGTGTCAAAATCAATCACGGCAATGAAGCTGGAGAACGTGCTCGTCTGGACGTACCGGAACACGCTAGGGCCGATACCGAAAATCAAATACAAAAACAATTGGCAAGCGTGCCTGTATTTTGTTGGGCCGGATGCTTCACCGCTCAACTGTCCAGAGATGCTCGAACAATTCAGCGTTCAGGACATTAGTGCACCAGATGGCCGACAGGGCGACCGATATCATGAGTGGCAAAAACCGATGGAAATTGCGGAGAGATTCATTCGTCACTCGACGACCGTAGGGCAACTGGTGCTCGATCCATTCTCAGGCACAGGGACGCATCTACTGGCGGCGGCAAAACTTGGTCGAGTTGCACACGGCTGCGACATCAACCAAACAATGATCGACATCGCAGTTAAGAGAGGATGTCACAATGTTTGAATGGCAACAAGATAACATAGATTCTGCACACGATTTCAAGCGAGTCGTCTGGGATGTCATCAAGACGCAATGCGGCGGCGGAGTTCTCTATTCTTGCGAGAACAACGCATCAAAAGTTGCAGAATTATTAGACGTCAACTGCGGCATCGACTATCTGCAAGAGTTGTCATGTGGATTGCGAGGCATAGCGGTACGAATCCAGTGGGTTGACCTGGTGGGCTACGACACATTCACAATTCGTGCTTTGCGACCGAGTGGTTCAGAGACCGAAATGAATAAGCGTCTGCAAGTTGATCGCGGATTTATTAATCCGTACTTAACTGTTCACGCATACATCAAGAAGCCGCGTGGAGTCGGAGATCTTGTGCAGGTTTTTGTCTGCAAGACATCGGAGTTGTACGCTTGCGTTCAAGCTGGCAAATACATCACACGAACCAACCCAGTTGACGGCGTTGAGTTTATCGCCGTTGATGTCTCCGACATCGTAGGTTGTTGGGTGTTTCGTAGCGACAGTTAACGATGTTTTAGAGCGTCCACCAATCTAGCAATACTGGTAATGACGTAATGTTTGTCATGGCTTCAAATTGAGGCCATGACAACCTATGGCTCATCCGCATCTGATCGACTGCTCGCAGTTCGCGAGGCGATCAACACGACGCTAACGGCGCAGAGCTACTCCGCTGCCGGGCGATCGAAGTCTATGGCCAGCCTCGGCGAGCTACGCAAGCTCGAAAAAGAGCTTATGGACGAGGCGTCGAACTCCGGCAACGGCTCGATGTGCAGCCTCGGCATGCAGCAGAGGTTCGGCCTATGAACGCCATTGAGCGCGTCATATCCGTTATCTCTCCAGCATGGGCACTGTCCCGCAGTTCGGCACGCGCGACGCTGAATCAGATCGAAGCGTTTGCTGGATCGCAAGGCGGTTACGAAGCCGGCAAGTTAAACCGCAACACCAAGGGGCGTCTCGGGTCAGCGATCAAAGAGCATGCGATACCAGTCGCACAGCTTGACCGATTGCGTTGGCAGTCGTGGAATCTGTGGCGGAACAATTCGTACGCTCGCAAGATTGTCCGCAGTCTCGAATCAAAAGTCGTGGGTCAGGGGATGCAGCCTGAATCACAGGCCATCAACGACGACGGCACGCCGAACGTCGAGTTCAGGGCGAAAGCCAAAGCACTCTGGATGTCGATCCAAAGCGGCTTTGATTATCGCGGCATGCCTGGTCGAGGTGGCGTGACATTCGGTGGCCTGCAACGGCTTGCGTTGCGTGCGTGCATCCTGTCGGGCGAGACGCTTCATCGTATCGTACCGATCAGCCAAGCCGATCAATTTCAGCGAGACATCCCCGTTCCGTTGACTCTACAGATGATCGACGCTGCGAGGCTGTCGGATCAAACGCATCCGCAGTACGGCGAGCAACTCAAGAACGGCAACACAGTCTATCGCGGCATTGAGATAGACACCGAAGGAAAGCGCATTGCGTATTACATCGGGCAATATTCGATCGGGATGAACGAGCAGACGTGGGGATCTCTGGTACGCATACCATCGGAGCAGATTGCACACCTGTTCATCGAAGACGACATCGACCAGATGCGTGGCGTACCGTGGTTCGCAGCGGCACTGCTCAACATGCGCGACACCGACGACCTGCAATACAACGTGCTGAAGGCGTCGGCGATGTCGGCGTGCGTGGTCATGGGTTATCGCCGGCCAACGGGTGCGAGTCGATTCGGGCTTGCACAAAGCGGCGTTGCTGACGTTACGACCTCGGACGGTACGGACTTGACGGATGCTGACGGCAACCAGATCACAAAGTTGGAACCGGGCATGTTTGTTGACCTCGGGCGTGACGGATCTCTTGAAGGGTTTTCGCCCAATCAGCCAAACACAAATGCTGAAGCATTCATCCAGCATATGTTGCGTGGTACAGCGGCAGGATTCAGCGGCGTCAAGTCATCGACGGTCACGGGCGATTATCGCGGATCGTCATTCTCGTCCGAACGGTCTGCGGACAACGATACATGGCCGGAGATTCAGGCTCTGCAAGAGTGGTTCGCAACGTCGTTTTGCCAACCGACATACGAGAGCGTAGTTCGTGGCGGCGTTCTTGCCGGCTACTTCGATGGCATCGTTTCGCCAGAAGAATTTTCAGCTTCACCTGGTCGGTATACGCAGGCAAAATGGCAAGGGCCGATTCAGCTCTCGATCAATCCCGTTGACGACATCAACGCGGCATCAATGCGGATGCACTACGGCCTATCGTCACCACAGATGGAGGCGGCAAGGCAGGCCGTCAACTGGCGGGACGTGATCGCAGACGTGGCCGAATTCCGTGGTGCTGTCGAAGCGGCGGGCCTGCCGCCGGAGTACGCAAATTCGGTGATGGACGTGAACAGCCAAGACATTATCGCACAGACGATGGCAGCAACTGCACAGCAGGATCTAGCGGCGAAGTCACTGAGGGGCAGGGCCAGCGAAGCGATCACCGCTCCTGATTACGTTTCATCAGCAGCGGCTCGCGGTCTCGAATGGAACGCTGACGGCAAGTCCGGAGACGGCGTCACGGACAAGACGATACGCGAAGCCAGAGACATGGCGAACGGCAGTATCAGTGAAGACAAAGTGCGGCGAATGGGGCCGTGGTTCGAACGTCACCAGTCGGACATGAGCGCACCAAAAAACGATCCATCAAACGAGGACTTCCCCGGTGCCGGAGCTGTCGCATGGGCACTGTGGGGCGGGCCGACATCGGGCGACATCATGCGCGCCGCCAAGTGGGCTCAAGGTGAAGTCGGAAGGCTCGATCGGCTCGCAGCAAAACAGGAGTCATGACATGGCAACCCGTAACAGATCAGCGAGACGACATGAACACGATCAAAAGTCTATGGGCTTTCGTGCGTTCTCGATGCGGACGAGCAGTCTCAACCTTGAAGACAGGTCAATCGAGGCGGATGTTTCTACCGAGAATCCGGTCGAGATGCCGGACTTCGTGCGTGGCGAAATGGTGCCAGAAATACTGGTTAGCAGCGGCGCGATTCTACCGGCGTCACGGCAGGTTCCGTTCCTCGACTCGCACCAACGATCCAGCGTCAACAACCAACTCGGATCAGCCAGAGAACTAGCGGTCGTCAAGGACAAGTTGACCGCCAGACTGCAATTTTCATCGGCAGCCGAGGGCGAATTCACGAAGGTTCGTGAAGGCCATGTGACCGATGTTTCAGCCGGTTATCAGATCCTAAAAAAGAAATATGTGGCACGTGGCGAGACAGCAACGATCGATGGCCGTGACTACACAGGGCCAGCGAACGTTGTGACATCGTGGCGGCTGATGGAAGTTTCCTTGACGCCAATCGGGGCCGACTCGATGGCAAAAATGAGGGGGTTGAACCCCGAATCGTGGTTTTCTAACCCTACAGAAAGCGAGTTTGTGATGAACGAAAAATTAAGAGCAGCGGCGGTATTGCGTGGGATGTCAATCAGTTTGACCGACGATGAGGCGCAGAGCTGGATCGCGGACAACATGTCAGCGGCACCAGCGGCATCAGCAGCACCGACCGGCGAAAAAATGGCCGACATGACACCGGAAGAAAAGAAGAAAAAAGACGAGGAAGCTGCAATGGCAGCAATGATGTCTGGCAAATCTCTTGACGCGCAAATCGAATTACGGGTAGCAAATGCCATCGCCAAATTTGAGCGACAGAGAGCGGCGTTCTTTATTGAGTCGGACGCTACTTGTAAGCTCGCAGGCAAGCCAAACGAAATCGATGCCTGTCGCAAGATGCAGACCATTGAGCAGGTCCGAGCACATCTGACAGAAGTGCAGGCGAAAGACGGAATATCGATCGGATCAGGTCACAACCTTCGTACGGACAACAATGGGTTTGAGCGCATGGTTAAAGACATGCAAACTTCATTGAGTCTGCGGGCGTTGAACACATCGAGCAGCAATTCTACTGCGATCGACTCTGTGTTTCCTGTCGAGCAACGCGGCAAAGGTCACTCAACATTTAAGCACGCATCACCATGGCAGATGGCTGAAGAATTTGTGCGATCGAGCGGCATCGATACGAGGGGACTCACGCGCGAGACAGTGGCCATCTGTGCGATGTTCGGGCCAGAGCGCGCGGGTCTCGGTCAACGCGGCGACGCCGCATATCACGTCACGGGCAACTTCTCGAACGTCACGTTAGACGCCGTGAACAAAAGTCTGATGCTCGGCTATGTCGAGACCCCGAGCACATGGAAGGGGCCGATTCGACAAGCGGCGAGTGTGCAGGATTTCAAAACGATCAATCGAATTCGCATGGGCTCGATTGCAAATCTGCCGGTCTGGAATGACAACAAGAATCCTGAAATGGCGTCATTCACGGACGCCAAAGAATCGTACGCTGTCGAAGCCAGGTCTCTGGAGATCAGCTACAGCTTCAGGCTTCTCGTTAATGATGACATGGACGTTCTGAGTCGCACTCCTGCAATGATGGGTGCGGCGGCAGCTCGAACTGTCAACGCTGTCGCATGGTCTCAAGTCACCAGCAACCCGACGCTGGGTGCAGACAGCATTGCACTGTTCTCAGCGGCGACAGGTGCACGCAAGCGGTCAAACCTGACTACGGGGGCGGCAACTCCAACAGTGGCAACACTACAAACGTTGTCGAATCTGATGCGGCAAATGCGAGGCGAGAACACACCGGAAGGAGCCGAAAGCTCGGACATCCTAAACCTGACGCCTCGCTATCTGGTCGGGCCATCAGCGTTGGACACGACCATCAAGCAATTGGTTTTGTCGGCGTACGATCCCGCAGCAAACCAGTTCCAGGTGTACAACACGGCGACTCAATTGATCCCTGTGATTGAGCCTCTATTGGATGCAAACTCGGCGACAGCGTTTTACCTGTTCGCCGATCCAAGCAACCAGATTGACACGATCGAAGTCACGTTCTTGGCGGGGCAAGAATCACCTGTGACACGGTCGTTCCTCGATGACCGCAACCTGTCTCAGTCGATAACGATCATGCAGACCTTCGCGGCCAAGGCGATGAACCATCGCGGCGTTCAGAAGCACGCCGGGGTGTGATGATCAGCAATAACGGGCCAGCCGTAGAGCGTCTACGGCTGGCCATTTGTTCGGTTCATACCGAGCGTCAATAGCGTCGGCCAAGAGGCCACAGAACCGAAGGACAGACCATGACAGTAACACGCGGCGTCATCACCAAAGTCGAAAACTATGATCGAGCCCAAGCGTTCACGACCACTCCGGGCGAGGGCGGATGGACAATTGCTGACACATCGGCAGCAGGCACGCCAACCTATCTTTGCATCACAGAAGACGGCGGGGCAGCCAAGCTTACGCTGGCAGCTACCAGCGAAGCCGAGAATGTTTGCCTGTATTTGAACGACGTTTTGCCGTTAGATGTTGCAAGCCTGCACCGCATTGAATTTGTCGCAAAAGTTGCGGGGATCGACGCAGTCACAACGCTGGTATTCGGATTGGGCGACGCCCGTAACGACACGCCGGATAGCGTTACGACCAATTGTTGGTTCAGAATGGAAGGCAGCGTTAGCACGAGCAACATTGTTCTCGAGAGCGACGATGGCGTGACAGACAATGACGACAAATCAAGTGGAGCAACGTTGTCATCGACGTATAAAAAATTCTTGATCGATTTCACAAATGGCATCAGTGACATTCGGTTCTATATCGACGGCGAACGAGTCGGATCGGCCACAACATTCACTTTGGCCGGCATCACCAGCGGACAGAATGTGCAACCGATGATCCAGCTGCAAAAAGCATCTGGAACCGGCGTACCGTCAATCACCATCGCACAGATCACGACTCAGCAGAAGTACGCTTACGGAACTTGATCAATGACACTTGCTGCACAGCTGGCCGATGATTTGTCGTCTGTGTTTTTTAACGCGGACGATTTCGGCGTAGCTATCACATATCGACGTGGCGGATCAGCAGTCGCGCTGACCGCCATCGTCGAGACTGACGTCTCTCAGATGCTGACGACAATGGGCGTCACGCAAGTTTCGACGAGGACTTTTCAGGTCATCGCCAGCAAGCTCATCCTCGGTGCTTCAGTCGTCTTACCGTTACCGGGCGACACGATCACCGAGGGTGCGACAACGTACATCATCCCAAAGCAAAAAGACCGACCGACGTTTGAATTCGTCGATGAAAACAATCTCATTTTGCGAATCAACACCACACTACAGCGGATCCAATAAATGGCAGCGGTCACGATATCGGCAGCAGAAGAGGCATGCACGGCGATCGTTGATCGAATCAACGCTGGTACGACGTACGCGCTGTCAATCGGGGCAACGTTTCGCGAGGAATACCTTGACGATCTGACGACGATGGGCGACGAGTTGCTTGTCGATGTCGTGCCGATCAGCGAGCAGCAGCTTACCGAGACTCTGGCCGTTGAGGATCGGACGCAGCACATAATCGGCGTTGAGATTCGCAAGAAATTTACAGCGATCGATCAGCAACTGGTCAACGATCTCAAGGTGACGGTTCGACAAATCTTTCAGCAGCTTAACAACTACAACCTGTCGAGCGGACGAGTGCGGGTGTGGGAGGCGTCGCAACCAGAAATGGAAAATCCCAATCGTCAGCTACTCGCCAGCCATTTGATTTTTCGTAGTCGCGTAATTTTGCGAGTTATTGTTGAGGTGCCCTAATGAAATACGAACTTAAGCCAACAGGATTTGCGGAACTCGAAGCGACGCTGGCACGGCTTGCGATCGACGATGCGGCGTCACTAGCACGGACGGCAGTCGTCGCAGGGATGAAGGTGCTGCGATGGGCTGGCGTACGAGCGTCGAAGGGCCGAATCAAACTTGAATGGTCAAGCGGACTGAGCGTCAGTGGCAACAACTGTCGCGGATCTGTCGGCCTGGGTTTGGGCGGATACAGATCGACCGTCTCAAGACCTCACGGCATGTACCTGGAAGATGGCACGAAATACATCGCAGCGACTCGGTTCGCGAGCAACGCACTATTGGGCGCACAAGAAAAAGCAGCGGCAGCAATGACACGGGCGGCGAGTAAACGGGTCGAGTTCATGACACAGAAAGGCTAACAAATGGCGATTCTCAAAGGCAAAGGCTGCGTTTTACAGCAGACTATCTCAAGCACTCTGACAGACGTAGCACAGGTCATGTCGTTGAGTGTATCGGGCGAAGCATCAGACACATTCGAGACGACCACACTGGGCGGGGTCGTGTTCAAAACGTTTTCGCAAACGGGCTACAGCTCACCCGGCACCGTCGATGCCGAGTTGTTTTTTGATCCGGCCTTGGCTGGACATCAGGCGATCGTCGCATTGATTAGCTCGCCAGCAGACTGCGTCTGGAAAATCAAATACTCAGACGCAGGTCCATCAAGTCTGTCATTTACGAGCGTCGGTACGAGTCTCGATCAAACGATAGTTATGAACGACGGTATCAAAGCAAAAATCAAATTAACTCGCAGCGGTGCACCAACGAGGGCGTGATCATGCAGGCCGAGACGATTAAAGAATTGGAGATTTACGAGCCATTGGCACCAGCCGAGTTAGTCGCACAATGCGAGCGGCGCGGCAAGTCTCTGTGGGCACCTATCGGGACTATCATCGACGATGCGGATTGCTGGCGGCTGGTCATGATGGGCGTCGCCGTTGCGTACGACGACGAATGCCGAGACAAGACGGCACAGACTCCAGAGCAGCTGGCAGCAACGCAGCACGCAGCACGCAGGCTGTCAGCCGGCATCGATCCTGCCGACTTCGCGCGGTACGACTCCGGCGAGTTGGCCGGTTACGACAAAAACGGTGCTGACATACCCGGGCCAAACGGCGTCTCGGCCGATGCCGACGATGAGGAGGATGACGAATAATGTCAGCCGAAGTACTGGTCAAGCTGAGAAAAAAACGGGGCTACCCGGTCGTGATCGATGATGAGACGTTCTACGTCAGATCATTGACGATCGGCGAACTTCAAAGGCTGGACAAGCTAGACGCAACAAGCAAGACGGGCTTTGTTGTCGGGTGTGCATTGTGCACGCAACGAGGCGAGCCTGAGTTCATTCGGGCTGCGGATCAGACAGACGCAGCGTGGGCAGAGGAGGTGATCCAGTTACTGGACGACGTACCGACAGAGACGGTTCGGCAGCTGTCCGAAGGCGTGGCCAATATCGGAAAGATGCCGCCAGTTAAGGCAATCCTAAAAAACTAAGACGGGATTCTGCAACTCGATTGGCTGCACGATTAGCGAGAGCAGCCGGCAGAATCCATCCGATGGACTGGGTCGAAGTTTATGAAAGTCACACGCCGTACGAATGGCTAACGCAACAGGCGTTGGCCGTCGTCGATCCTTGGGGAGATGATAGAGCAGACATGCGAGCGGCGATCAACACGATAGCCGTTCGCGGCGACGGTGAGAGTCAATCAGAGGTCATGGACGTTTTGCTGGGATATCTTGAGATCAATAAGCGAGTTGAGCCGACAGTCGGGCCAGCGGCAATGCGAGCAGCGATGGAGGCCATGCAATGAGTTCTATCGGCGATCTGTCGATCTCGATTAGTGCGGACGCCAGCGAAGTCACCGCTGGCATGACCGAGACACGCAACCAGTTGCAGCAAACAACTACGGTCATTGTGCAGCAACAAGGATCCTGGCTGGCGTTCTCGACTTCCGTTCTATCTGTCGTCGGTGCCGTCATTGGGCCGATTTTGAAAGTTGTTACGTCTTATAAACAAATGCAGCTCGCAACAATGGGCATGACGGTCGCAAACACGATGGCTATACCGCCGACTCTCACGCTGGCGGGTGCAATGGCGTTCCTACTGTCACCGATCACGCTGATCATTGCAGGGTTGGCGTTGCTTGCGGCGGCTTTCTATTTTTTCAGCTCGTCAGCGAGCGACGCAGGCGATTCCACCGAGGACTTTGGCGACAAAGCCAAGAGGTTATCGATAGACGCAGAATCTACAGCAGGCACAATGTCTGGGCTCGGAGAAAGCATGTCGGCTGCGTTCAGCGAAGGCATGAACACAGACGGGGCGACCAGCTCGCTTAAAAAAATGGACACCGAAGCGGGCAACGTACAGACAGCATTTGCAACGCTGTACAATGAAACTGTCGGGCGACTGATTGACCTTGCCAACGTGATCGCAATGGCCGCAGGATCTCTTGTTCCGCTGGAGACAATGGCCAACATCGCAGCAGCAGGACTAAAGCTTCTTGCCGACACCGTTAATTATGTCGCCGGCGGATTTCGCATGGCGACGACAATTCTAGCGGCTGTCGGTATCGCACTGGACACCGGCACAGCACCGTCATACGCAGCAGGTGCAGCATACGTTCAGCTCGGCGAGGACACGACAGCGGCAACGAAAAAGTCGATCGAATTCACGCAGCATCTTGAATACGCGAAGACAGTTCACACCGATCTGGCTCTTGCGATTTCTTCGGCGGCAGATGCGACTCGGAGAGCAAGTGAAATTTCGGACATCGGCAAAATGTTTGACGCCGATCAAATTGCGGCGGCGACAGACGAACTGAAATTGCAGGATGCGGCACAGATACAAGCACTGGCAACACAACGGGACGTGGCGTCAGCGGCACTGTCAGCGCAAAAAGCATCGATCGCAAAATCTGACGACCCGGCGGCTGCAAAAAAGAAATTTCTGGCAGACGAAAAAGCTGCAAACGCACTGATCGCAGCAAACGAAAAAGCATTCATCGACGACAGCAAGGCACGGCATGAGGCGTTGGCTAAACAGTCAAAGGGCGTCTCTGAAGGCACCATTGTTGATCCCGCGATTTTGGCAACGTCGAAGCAGTACGAGGACTCGCAATTAGCAATCAAAAAAATACTTCAGGGGGTCGATGAAAGCATCATCAAGGTAACCACCAGCGAAGACGAGCAGATGCGGGCGACCATGCGGGCCAACGGAGCCAGCATCGAAGAGATTGCGTTACTCGACAAAAAACTGCAAGCGCAAAAGCTGGCGACGGATGCAAAAGAAGCTGCGAAGCGTGCAGAAGATCAACTGAGAATTGCCGAGAAAAGGGGCGTCACCGACAGCATTGCAGCGAATGAGACGCTGGCGAAAAAACGTCAAGAACTCGATCTGTTGACGGGCGCAATCACACCAGCATCTGTGGCATTTAAAGAGCTCACGGATCAAGGATTCACGGGCGAGCAGCTCGATGAAATGGTCAAAATGACCGACGAGGTCAACAAGATCAAAGCCGACAAAAGCAAGTCATCTACAGCAGAGCCGACAGGCGGATCAGCGGCACTGCTTAAGGGGTCGGCTGGTGCGTTGTCTGCGATCTTTTCGGCGGGTCGCAATCCGCTCGGAGAACGACAGGCAAAGGCGGCGGAACAGACCGTTACAGAGGCTCAGAAAATTTCTGTCGCAATCGAGAAACAGACTTCCAAAATGTCGAACATGATGGCTGGCGACAACGGTGTCCGTGGCATGGGGATTAATCAATCGTGACAGTCACACTATTCGACGAGATCCACCAGAACCGGCAGGGCAGCAGCGAAGGCCTTGCGAAGACGACGTCAAGTCGGTCGTGGCGAGTCGTCACCAACAATCGGTACGATGACGATGTCTTCGTGATCCGGTACGGGCTGTCGTCAAATTTGTTGCCACAACTGTACTCACCGCACCCAAGCTGGCGGGCGTTAACAGCGCGCAAAGTCACGGCAACGAATCAAGCAGACTCACCACACCATTTCCTTGTGACTGTTGAATACTCGTCTGCGCCGCTCGACACTGAGGAGAAGGAAAAAGAAGACAATCCGGATCCAACGACACGACCGGCGGTGATCAAATGGAATACTGTGCTGTATCGAGAAGCAGTCGAAAAAGACGTTGACGGCGAAGCCATCTTGAATTCAGCCGGCGACTATTTTGATCCGCCAATCGAGCGTGACCGATCGAACTGGACTTGTGTCGTCCGCAAGAACATGGCAAACCCGCCAACGTGGTTATTGGATTACAACAACTGCCCGATCAACAGCTCGTCATTTGTTGTTGACGGCGTGCAGGTGCAGCAAAGAAAAGCTCGCCTGTCGATGATCGACATTGGCGAAAAGCAGATTGAAAACGACGTCAATTTTCGAACCGTGACGATCACGCTTGAGTTCAAGAAAGAGGGCTGGCAGGCGTCAATTTTAGATCAGGGATTGAAAGAGATCGATGATGGCGAACTCAAGCCGATTATGGTCGATGGTAAGTCGATAACTTCACCGCAGCTATTGTCGGGCGGCATGCACATCGAAGCACCGACACCGGAAAACGCAGAGTTTTTAGAATACGACATCTACGACGAAAAAGACTTTTCAGTGTTGCCGCTAACGTAATGGAGCTTAGAAATGGCCGATAAAAATTGGACAGGCAACGCGAACAGTTTTTACGAGAAATACACTTTATTGGTCGGCGGGACGTGGCTTGCAGCTGACACAATCAGTCTCACGATAAGCAATAAAACAATCACGCTGACGCTCGGCACGACTGTTACCACAGCACAGGTTGCGACCGACGTGGCGGCGATGTGGAACGGCAATCCTGCGTTGTCTAGCGGCTACACATCGACATCGACAGGCAATCTTGTGCCTGAAATGAACGAGGTCACAGCGACCGTATCGGGGTCAACGGTCACATTTACCGGCGACACGAGCGGACTCCCGTTCACGATGTCGAAGGCTCAATCATCGGCCAGCGGCACGACAACTCTAACGAACACCGTGGACGCGACCGGCGTCAACGATCTAGCGAATACCGGCAATTTTGCTGAGGCAGCGGCGTTGGCATCAACAAACACATTCCAGCTTGATCGGCCGGTGTCGATTCAGCATGGACTCGACCAATCGGCAGTCACGCTAACGGCGTGGAATGTGAGCGAGCGATTCACGGCGGCATCGTACGTCGGCTTGCCAGCACGACGATCGACAGGGTACGAAGAATATCGCGACACGTTTTTGAAAATCGGCTGCACGACGTTCAATTACTACGGATCGTCGGGGCTATTTAAGTGGAACGCAGGTTCAGTGCAAACAGCTGCAACAATGTTCACCGGCGGCTCGTCTATCGATGTCGGTCGATCGGCGTTTCAATTCATTGGCACTCACGCCAGCAACACGGTCACTGTGTTGGGTGGAGATGTCGGGATTGCAGGCAACACCGGAGAGGTTGCAACGGTGCTGACGTTGAAGCAGACAGGCGGCAACGTCTATTGTGGGTCAGGCGCAACACTGACGACCGTCACCAAGGATGCTGGATCTCTGACGCTGAATAGCTCTGTCACGACGTTAGTCACGAATGACGGAGAGACTCGGATCAGGGGAGGCACGCACACGAATGTCACGATGGGCGGGGGCACACTGACCGCGACCGGGGGGACGATTACCAACCTGCTGATGTTGCGTGGCACGGCTGTGCTGGGCCTAAACATGGGTGCGGCTAACAGTGTTACCAAAACATCCGGCACGCTCGACATGTACACGGCACCGACGACGCTGGTGAGCAATTCGGGCGACACATACATTCGCAATGCCGGAATGACGACCTGCACCATCAACAGTGGAACGTTCTACTGGGGTGCGTCATCCGCAACCATCGGCACGCTGAATTTGCAAAACTGTGTCTTCGATCTCGATTCGGGATCGACGGCGGCTTGCACTGTGACAACCTTAAACATCACCGGCAACGTCGTTATACGAGACAGCGCGAAGAGACTGACGGTCACGAACAAGTATCCTTTCGCGAATGGGCGTATCACCTACACAGCACTGAGCTAATTCATGGCAGTTTATGCGTTCGCCAGCGAGGACGATTTCAAGCGCGCAGTGCGAGCCATCAAGCTGTCTGAGTCGTCACGTCTGGACATCACCCGCCAGCGTGGCCGATGGCCGGTAGCGGGCAGTGGCGGCGAAAGCGGCATGGTCGAGGGTCGATTGACAAGCGATCTTGATCCTGCGGGCAATTCTTTTACGGGCGGGACGACGTTCACTTTCACGTCGTATATCGACAGCGGCAGCAATGCAATGCCTAAAGTCTTGACACCAGGTGAAGGATATGATGGCGTCAATCGATCAACGACGCTGACAGCATCCGCAGGAGTGTATATCATCTGCGCCAAGATCAACGATGAGTGGCGACCGATCTGGGTTGACAGTAGCAACGTCTGCACGGAGTGAATCAGTGACCGGCCAAATTACGAGACGACCGTACACTGAGTGCCCGTATACATGGACTACTACAATCTCTAACATCAGCAATGGCAGTGGCACAGTCGGCGACAAGCAATGCTACGGCATGAACGTTGACGGCTACGACATGAAATTTCGGGCGTGCGATTCAACCGGCAACAAGCTGATTTGGGTCGGCCAATGTTTTATACCGTCTTTACCAGATGAAGATTGCTTGGCGAGAAACTGCTGCAATGTGACGACGTCGGTCGATGTTCCATCGTTTGGCGCAACGATACCTGTCAGCCAACAAGGGGTTGACGGCGAAAACAGTCAAAACGAAGATTTCGGGAGCATCGTAGAACGAGGAGCTCCCGAAACATTTTTTGAGCCTTATTTTGACACTGAAATAAAATACTTTTTTTCGGGCGGAAGATTTGAGCTTAACCAAATAAGTGACCCAGACAATCTTTTTTTAGCAACCCGCGCATGTTTGCCGCTGCAAGATTTCAAGCGAGAGATAGTCGGTGAGATTGCGTCGAATCAGTATTATATAGATGATGTTGGAACACCGATTTACCGCAACAAACTCATTCTAGGCAACCTCATTGTTTTAGTTCGTAATGCTATAGGCCCTACAGTACTGCCGTATATTATTTTTCCAGAATCTATAAATTGCGGCGTAAAAGACGCAGTTACTATTATTTCGGTTGAACCATCGGCTGGAGGCGTGAATTATCAATATCAAACCACCGACAATATTTACTACTACGACACAGATCCTGTTGGTTGCGAACGGACAACGACGGCCACGCTGATTGGGTCGAGTGCTTTTAGTTTTTCAAATAACAACTATTTGTCGCCATACGACGAATTTGCACCGTCATCAGTTCAGATCACGACTAAATTTCGTCCTGGTAGAAATACACCAGAGGGCACAATCGGCCCTGATGACGGCGACCGTGGCAACGCGACGTGGACTCTTGAATACGACATCGAAGAAGAACTCTGGACGCTGCACAGTTTTGATCGCATTGAAAATCCGATCTATACGCTAGTGGATGCCGATCCGTGCGTTGGCCTGACTAAGATCCTGACGCGAGTCGAAGGATCCGGCGACAACGGATGCGAGGTCTCACCCAATACCGTCACGATAACAAGAGGCTGTCCAGAGGATCTCAGCTATAGACCAAGAGACGCGCGCATTCGCACGCAATGTGCCCGCACGATCCAACGCAAGGGCTGCGATTGTCAGAACATGCCAATCGACGAGCGATGGCGATCTGTTGAGAAATGCGGGAGCATTTTAACAGCCGGCTGCGAAGACTACGGCGACGACGTAAAATGTCGATATCCAAAGAATCAATTGACGTGCAGCTTCTGCGGCGACGATGACATACCTTGCACATACGAGGCGTTGTTCGGCGGTGGCATCGTCGGCACGACTGGGCTCTGCGACATCATCTACAACGGGACAGACATTGCAGCGAGCACCGTCACGCTGCGTCAGAAATGCCGATTTGAAGGGCCGTGCGATTGGGTTGCTGTCGGGCCGACAGGCGATCCAAGGGACGGCGTGGTCGGTCGCGAGCCGTACTGTTTGTTGTGCGCCGAATTCACCGTCGGATCGTGTGCGTCTAACTGCACATGGGAGGCGGTGCAAGCGGGATTGTGTCCAGCTAGCGGCAAGCCGGGGCTGTTGAATCCGCCAATAAACATACTCGCAAAATGGGGCGTCTCATGGGTGCTGAATGTCGCAGAGCCAGCAACGCTGGCTTACGATCATCCGTCGTTCGGCGTGCTGGTCTACACGACATCTGAGGACGAGCCGTTTTTGTGCGACAACGTCAACACGATGTACCTGACAGCTCAAGGCAACCTACCGGACGGCGTGATGCCTGAGTCGATCTGCGTGCGACCTCGGTACTCAGGCTGCGGCGGGTCGATGACGTACGACGTCAAGTCTACCGTTTACGACACGGTTGAGAATCAAATTGCTTGCTGCGATCCGGCTTGCGGATCAATCGGGCCGATACCGATCATCGTGCGCTGCTGCACCAATTTTGAGGAATGCTCGACAACGTTCACGGCGCAGACAACTCTTCTTGGCAAAGACTCACCGGCGGGGCCATCGTACCTGGGATCATGCACACTGCACGGCGTACTATGGACGGGCGTTTGCTACTGCGACGGCGTGCGTTGGAAGACGGACTGGTATTGTAAGTCGCCTCGAGAATTCTTCGTTACCACAACGCATACGCACACTTGCTGTCCGTTGACGCTGTCCATCGAGTATTGGCCGGATCAATTCGGCGGCGTCAAATGCTGCCCGGTTCAAGAATGCCAGTGCTGCGACACAAGCGGCGTTGATTACGAGACGCTGGACATGTCGATCACATTTCCCGGCGATTGTGCACAAGACCGACTACCGGCAGCGTGCACATTCTCGCGGCCAGTGACGATGTCGCTGAGCATGGTACGGGCGGGAACGTACCCAAACCATGTCTGGACGGTTGATCCGATTCTGTGCGATCCTGACTATGGATTCGATATGTCGGTGAGTTGTCTCGACGGCATTTGGAGCCTGTCTTACAATTTCGGCGGCGGCATACCAGCGGCATTGTGCAACCCGAACAGCGGAACGCTAACCGCGACCAACAACGCACTCTGTCCCGCGATTCTGCTCGAGTGGACGAATCCGATCGTCTGCGACAATTCGTGCGTTTTGGTCAGCAATATTACGATCACCAGTTAAGGGAGCGGCGGCGATGGCAGATCCACGATGGGCAGACATGACGATGCCGATGCGGGCCATCTGCGACGGTACGCGGCAAATGACGCCTGAGCATCGCGCTGGCTTCGATGGGCCGTGCAACGACTGGCTATCCCGCGACGTACCGAAAGACATGGCCATCGAGCATCACGGGCCGGAGGCACCGATCACGCCTCGCACACTGACACCAGCTGCACCGCCGGCACCGTTGCTCGGTGACGCGATATCGTCAGCACTATCGGCGATCGGTATCACAGAGGAGCGGGTGAGTGCCTGGCTAGGCAAGCCATGCGGATGCGGTGCGAGAAAGAAAAAGCTGAACGACCTGCACGCATGGTTTGCGGGAGATCGTTCAGCACCGCCGGTCGTCGAGTGACAATAGTTCAAACTGAGTGGATATCAACCGACGTTCATCGTCGGTTTTTTTATTTCTATTTATTTCAAAAAACTTAAATAAATAGATTGACAGCGACCGATGATGTGTTTATACTAATAAACGTGACGAGCAACGAACAACACAAACACAAAGGGACACACGATGACAACTGCTATTCGGTCAGCAATGGACAACTACAACGAGTGCGACGACGGTTTTAGCGGCTACGAACTGATGTGCGCTCTGCAGTCTGCAGTCAAGGACGCGATCACTGACATTGCAGAACGGCACGGCTGCACAGTTTCGGACGAGACCGCAGGCAGCGGGAGCTATTACATTAGCATTGACCGAGATGATGCAGACGGAGAGGTTGACGTATCGCTGAAAATTCGCGTTTCAGACCATGCTGCTCGGTACGGATGCAACTGGTCGTTTGAGCCGACTGACAGTGACAAGTCGATCGCCAATGGCCTCGCGACAATCGAACGGAAGTGTCAGTGATCTACCGCGGGCTATGTTGCCAGCGGGACAGAACGAAACGAACACAAAGGGACACACGATGAAACAATACCTCGAGTCATCTGAATGTATCAATTGGCTGCTGAACGACACCAACGCGAATTGGTCGCGTCAGGGCGCGCGAGCATTGGTGGCACATCTGGAAGAGCAGGAGATCGAGACCGACAACGAGCTCGAATTCTGCGTATATTATTGCCGCAAGAATTACACCGAATTTTCATCGGCGTTTGCGGCCGCGGTGTTCAACGGCTGGGAACCGGAATCCGTCGATGATAACGATGATAACTCGAACGACGATTATGACGACGAAGATTACGTGCCATCAGATCAACAGATATACGATGCAACATTGTGGCTGGAGGATCGCACAACCGTGATTTTTGCCGAGTATGACAGGGTTGACCGTTGTGGACGGCACCCAGCGATTTCGTGTAACGCGGTGGTGATTGAGAATTTTGCGTGACGAACAGGTTTCGGTCGAGTTTTAAACACAGGGAGGGCACACGATGTTGGTTTTATCGCGCCGGGTTGACGAGTCGATCCGCATCGGTGATGCGGTTGTAACCATTATTAGCGTCGCTGGAGGTGTCGTCAAAGTCGGCATCGTCGCGCCACCGAGCGTCATCATCCTTCGCACAGAACTGGAGAAGCCGTGACCGTATTCGTTTTTTTAGGGACGCTGGCCGTCGTCAGCGTTGCCTTGTGTTTAATCGTCGAGAGGACAAGATGACAAATCATGCGGAGTTTTCATAAATCATAGCATCGGCTTGGGCGGCAACACGAAGCGTCGATACTGCGTGGCGACGGCCACAAAGCATACCTAGTTCCCCGCCTGAGCTGGTGCATTGTTTTCAGCATTTAACGCGGAGGTTCGATGACAACGAGAAAAACTAGAGTTAAAGAAATGAAACCCCGCAAGCCGGGTGGCGGGCGTAAACACAGGCTGACAGTGCGGCAGATGGCGTCAATTCAAGCGTCTGCGGCATCGACGAAAGATCTGGCTGAGAAATACAAAGTCTCCAAGATGACGATCTGGAATTGTCGCAACAAGATAACATTGACAACAAAGGGGGAGAAACGATGACAGACATTGACGACCGACGCAGGGAGATCATGCGAAAACTAGACGAGCGGTACTACGCTCACTATGCACGCATCGACGCAGAGACAGCCGACGAGCGAGCGTTACGGCTCGGACATTTGACGTCGATCGATTTGCGAATGCGGGGACAGCTACGCTATTCAAATGGCAAATGGGTCTATCATCATTCTGGCAATGCGGACACGGCAGGGAGCGACTATGACTATCGAGAGTGAGGAGTTTGGAGAGCGGGCGGCGATCCGTGAATTCGATGGCCGCATGAGTAGGGAGGAGGCTGAACAGGCGGCGACAAAAGATTTAAATCCATCAACAACACCGGGGGGACAAATGCAGACAAGCGCGCAGATTAAAGAGTTGGCTGAGGCTTTATCAAAGGCACAGGGGCAGATGTCACCGGCCAAAAAAGACAAGGACAATCCGTTCTTTAAGTCAAAATACGCAGACCTCGCTGCGATTTTCGACGTGATCCGAGGGCCATTATCGGCGAACGGACTAGCAATCGTGCAGGGAATTGAGGACGGTGCTGTCGGTGTAATCATTACGACGAGATTGTTCCACTCATCAGGTCAGTGGGTCGAGTCAACGATGACGCTAAAGCCCACTAAAACAGATCCGCAGGGCGTCGCATCGGTCGCGACATACGGGCGAAGGATCGGGCTGCAAGCGTTGGTCGGCGTCGCGGCCGATGTGGACGACGACGGCAACGAAGCTTCAAAGCCATCGGTCAAGACGGCGGCGACACCAGTCAAGACAATCAGCGCGGCACAGCGAGATTTTAACGCATGGGTCAAGCCGTACATCGACAGCGGAGCTATCAGCAGCGACGATGTCAAGAAGTTGATCGCTGAGCACAAAAACGACTACGCGAACACATTGTTGACCTTAAAGTTGGCGTTGACTTGACGACTGATGACTTCTACGGGATTATGTCGGAGTGCGGGACAAGCACGCGACAAACAATTTTTTCGTCGGACGGCCAGAAATGGTTGTCGGCCCGTCATCGCGGTTGTCCCTCGCGCTGGCGGGTTTTTTTTACGCCCATACAGAAAGAACAGATCATGACCAACTACACAATTCACCCAGCGTGTGCGGCGTTCCCTGACGTTGGACAGGATGAGATTGAAGCACTGTCAATGGACATCGGCCGCGTCGGTCTTCTGCTGCCGATCATAATTTGCAGAGGTCAAATTATTGACGGAAAAAATAGATTAGCAGCATGTCATTTAGCGGGCGTTGCGCCAACATATAAAGAATTCACGCTCGACGGATCGGCCGATCCTACAGAGAAGCAGATTTGGCAATATGCGTGCTCGATGAATTCGCGGCGGAGGCATCTGACGACCGGACAACGGGCGTTGATTGCAGTGCAAATGGTTGGCACATTTAACGGATTCAATCAGCACACCGATCAGAGGCGCGAGGGAATTACTACACCCTCCGAAGCTGCGGATTCGCTACGCATATCGAAAGATTCTGTGTCGCATGCCAAATCAGTTATTGCCAAAGGATCACCAAAACTGGTTGACGCCGTACGATCCGGCGACGTGAGTTTGAACGATGCCTTTGAGGTGCTCGACGAGCCAAAGGCGATGCAATCCAAGGCCGTTCAATCTAAGCAAAAAGGGCAAGCCAAATCAGTCGTTGAGGCCGTTGAGCGCAATCGTGCGGCAAAAAAACAGCTTGAACCTGTGCTGCTGTCGATCGACGTCACTATCAATGAACAGCACAAGCGGATCGAGTCGTTCTGCCGAGCGTTGACGAAGTTTTTTGCCGACAACGTGCCGGACGATCCGTGGCTTGACGAAGGACAGCTTGAGATTGCAAGAAGTCAACTCGCGTCGTGTTGCGGTGCAATCCGGGTTATGAAAGCCAATTTGTTATGTTGTCCGCTCTGCGATGGCAAAGGCTGTACGCGGTGCCGTGGTTGTGGATACATGCCCAAGAATTCGTACCAAATGGCGGGCGGGCTATGACAGATCTATTCACGGCAAAACTCGCGGCGCGTTGTTCTATGGTGCCGAGAGACTACCAGCAGCACGCCATTGACAATACATTTAGACTCTGGGCCGAGGGTCACGTTGGGGCTTTGTGTCGGTTGCCCACAGGTGCCGGTAAAACACTCACAGGAGCGATGATTGCTGATATCTGGCTGCAAAAATCAGAGGACAATCGGGTGTTGATTTTGGCACACGAACGCCAATTGATCGATCAATTCGCGCAAGAAGTCGAAGAAATCCTGCACATCAGACCGGCGATTGAGATGGGCAACATTCATTGTACAGGTCGTGAAAAGATCATCGTAGGGTCGAGACAGACGCTATACGTCAAACGTGGCGAAGACGATCGGGATCAATCCCGATTGTTCAAATTTCGCCCTGAACTGAATTGGCTTGTCATCTGTGATGAATCGCACCGCTGGACGCGGCATATGTCGAGTTGTAGAGAGATCGTGAGTTGGTTTGAGCAGAATCCAAATCATCGACGATTGGGCCTGACAGCGACCCCGGAGAGGACAGATAAGATTTTATTCACCGGACTATTCACGGGCGTAGCCAGCGATTACAGGCTGCACGACGTGGACGGGGGGCCATCGGCTACCGGCGACGGGTGGGCCGTCCCGTACGATCAGCGATACATCGTCGTTGAGGGTGTTGATTTCAAGAACATACCGGAGATTGCGAAAGACTTTAATCAGCACGCACTCGAAGAAATCCTAGGAGAACAAGAGACGCTGGCAAGGCTGTGCGATCCGTTGCTTGATCTGGTCGGTCGTCGCAAGACATTGATTTTCAGCGTCACAACGACGATGGCTAAGAACGTCGCGCAATACATCAACGCCAAGCTAGGCCAGGAGGTGGCCAAAACGATCAACGGCGGCGATGCGGATGTTATGCGCAAAAACATATACCGACAGCATCAGGCGGGAGAATTTCAATTCTTGTCGGTCTGCGGATTGTGTCGCGAAGGGTACAACGATCCTAACATCCAGGCGATTGCGATATTTAGGCCGACAAAAAGTCGAAGCCTTGCCGAGCAGATGAAGGGCCGAGGATGTCGGCCAATGCGCGGCACGGTGTCTTCAGAAATGACGCCAGACGAGCGACGAGCGGCGATCCTGTGCAGCTGCAAGCCAACGTGCATGGTGATTGACCTGGTCGGTGCGACTGGCCTTGGTGACGTACCATCGACCGTTGACATTATTGCCAACGGTAAGCCAGACGATGTGATCGAACTCGCAAAGCAAAAGTTATTGAATCAGTCATCGGACGAAGTCGGCGACGTGGTCGCAGCGATTCGAGATGCTGAACAAGAGATCGCAGAAAAGAAGGCTGAGGCGAGAAAATTGGCATTGCAGGCCAGCCAGGCAGAGGCCGATCGACGGGCGGCAATCAAGCTACAGGTAAACTACACCGAACGCACCGTTAGATCGGGGCAGGTCGGTACAGGACACAGAGGGAAGCGTCATCCGAATCCGCCCAGCGACGCCATGTGCAAATTCTTGTGGATGCTAGGCGTGGACAATCCACAAAGCCTGTCGATGAATCAGGGGCGGAAGGAGTTGGCAACACGCAGCAACGCACACGGGGGTAGATACATTGTTCGAGGTGGAATAAATCGGGGCAAACAACTCAAGGACTTGCCGCATGAGTGGCTGAGATCGGAGGGCAAACGGCGTAACGGTGACAACAATTTTGACCGTGAGTTTCAGCGTAATTTGGCGGAGTATCGGGCGGAATATTTAAGGGAGAACCAACAATGAATCAAATCGCACTAACCGGACACATTTCAGCAGATCCAATTTTAAAAAAGATAGCCAGCGGAAAGACCGTCTGCGTTTTCTCGATTGCAGACAACGACGGATCAAAGGCGGCAGAGCATGTGACGTGGTTTGATTGCGAAGCGTGGGAGCGAACGGCAGACATCATCACGCAATATATCCGCAAAGGCGATCAGGTAAGCCTTTACGGTCGAATGCGGCAAGAGACTTGGAAAGACGATTCTGGTCAAAACAGATCCAAAATGAAATTGGTTGTCTCAAACGTTACGTTGCCAAAACGCACCGCTAGTCGTGACGATGTGCTGAGTCAGCCGGTCTGGGACAGCACGCCGGTCGTGAAAATGGACGAAACCGAAGCACCGTTTTGACAGCAGATGGAGGAGGGACAATGGCCGGTAGTTGGTTAAAGATCGAGACGGCGACACCTCGCAAGATCGAGATCATATTGATCGCAGACGCTATGAATTGCAGTCGGCGAGAAGCGTTTGCGATGTGCTTTGAGTTCTGGTCGTGGTGCGACATTGAGCTGAAGGATGGACATATTAAGCGTCTCGGTCTCGACGCGATCGACGATGCTGCGGGTCTACCGAACGGGTTTTGCCGTTCGATGGCTGATGCTGGATGGCTACAAGTTGAGGCTGATCGAATCATTGTCACAAACTTTATGAGGCACCTCGGACAGACGGCGAAGACGCGGGCCGATGGTGCCAGACGCGCTGCGAAATGCGCGACAAAACGACCGGCAGCAAAAAAGTGTTAGAAATCTAACAAAACTTTGTTAGAAAAAGCGCAGCTAGATAAGATAAGAGAGAAGATATAAAGGCGAACAGCCGTCTTTTAACAAAAAAACAGGGGGGGCGATGACGAAAACATTGACGCCAATCGAGCTGGTGGCCTTCGGGATGCGGCTGGCAACGAGGGACGATACTAAGCTGCCGGACTCGGTATTCACCGGCGAGCTGTCTGAGATGTTTAGCGGCACCAGTGACAGTCGAAAGGCCGATCTGAGTCGATACCTAGCGACGATTGGCGTGTCGTGGACATCGGGGCCGGTCATTGACGCTGTGGCGGTGGCGATGGTGTCGGTGCGAGATCGTGCTGCTGCGGCTGAGATGCTGCGACAAGCACGCAGGGCGATCGATGCGACGCAGCGTGAATTTGATTATCCAAACATATCAGGGGCCGATCGGCTGGCAGCTGTTGTATCAGCCTTGATGTCTGTCGAAGGGGCGTCACGATGAGGCGACATCGAGACACCCGTCACAGCTTAAGCATCCGCTCAAAATACCGCAGCGACAACGCGCACTGTGAACTTTCAGCAATGCTAAAACACAACGGCCTGATTGAGTACATTGATGAAGGCCGGGTTGAGATACATCACATTGTGGGCGGCAGCGGCAGGGTCGATCTCGTCTCTAATTTGATTGCGTTGTCACCGTATGTACACCGTCTCGTTGAGCAGATGCCGATTGTGGGGCGTATAGCATGTCTGATTATTAAGGCGAGCAAAAATGAGATCGAGCCTTTAGAGTACCAAAAATGCAGCGGGCAACGCCTGCTAGGATGGCTGGCCAATCACGAATCCGACGTGCCTGGTTGGATGATCGAAATGTACGATGAGTTGATGCTGATCGTCGAAGAGATTGAATGGGCGGATGATGAGTGAAATATACGTCACAGAGCGAATCACACTGCTGCACGCAGCACGACTGCCGGTCGTGTTAACGAACGGAAACGACGGGCGAAACAAGCGTTGGTTTTCATCTGCCAAACTCAGGACACAAATTGAATTTATGTTGCGGCTCAATGGTCATGTGCGAAAAGAGCCATTCAACGAGCCGATTGTTCTCAGAATCACAAGGGTGCTGGCGCGGGCTCAAAAATTGTGGGACAGCGACAGTCTTGGGCGTGGCAACGCGAAAGAGCTGGTGGACTCGCTAGTTGCCTGCAAATGGTTTCGCGACGATTCAGCGGCGTACATCACCGAGACGCGGTTCGTTCAATTCATACCGAAGCTTCGCGAAAAAATTGGCGGCACGATTGTTGAAGTTTTAAGGGTCGAACAAATTAAAGGGACAAACAATGACGAGACGACTAAGGTTTGAGACACCGCAAGCACCGCCGGCAACGATTCTCGCTGAAGCTGATAACATTGCAGGCGAGGATCGGTCGAGGGACTATGGTCACCCTCTCATCAATCATCAGCGGATTGCGGCGATCTGGAACGTTCAACTGGCCGGCATCCTGACGGCACCCATCACGCCAAGACAGGTGGCGTTGATGATGATTGGACTCAAGTTGGCAAGAGAAGCAAACACACCTAAGCGAGACAATTTGGTTGACGTCGCAGGTTATGTTAAGTGCATTGAACTGATCGACTCTGAAACACAAAGGCTTGCAAAATGATCATCACGACAATCGACGGGCGCAAAGTCAACACCACACTGGCGATTCAATCTTGGGTCGAAGAGACTCGAATGGAAGGCGATGTTTATATATCCATAAACACAAACTCTCCGTATCAAACTCAGAAGCTGTACCAATCGTCACAGCGAAACTTCTACCTCATCACCGAGAACAACTACCCTGAGGCGGTGGCCGACACGACCGAGCCATCGGCTACGTTTATCAGCGATCGTCAGGCGTGTGCGTGGCTCTGCAAGAATTCGCATGCGCTGCCGGATTGTCTGGCGTCTCTCGACACGGAGCCGGAATGATGTTGACGATCGATCAATCTGGAGGAGTGTAAGACGCCGTTTGTGGAGACAGTTAGAGAGGCGTTCCCGAGCGTGAAGGTGGTCAAATGATTTACGGTTCGGTGTGCAGCGGCATCGAGGCTGCGTCTGTGGCTTGGCACCCGTTGGGCTGGAAGGCCTCGTTTGTGTCTGAGATTGATAATTTCCCCCGCGCCGTATTGGCGCACCATTACCCAGAGGTTCCGCTACATGGCGATTTCACCACCATCCAAAACGGACAATATGAGTCAATTGACCTTCTGGTCGGAGGAACTCCCTGTCAGTCATTCAGCATCGCAGGATTGCGAGGCGGACTGGATGATGACCGTGGCAACCTGGCCCTTGAATTCCTCAAGCTTGCTCAACGACTGCGCCCCCGATGGGTGGTTTGGGAGAACGTCCCCGGCGTCCTGTCAAGCAACAGAGGGCGGGACTTTGGTTCCATCCTCGCGGGCTTGGGGGAAGTCGGGTATGGGTTCGCCTACCGAGTTCTTGACGCTCAATATTTCGGCCTGGCCCAAAGACGCAAACGTGTGTTCGTTGTCGGATATCTTGGAGACTGGCGACGTGCCGCAGCGGTTCTTTTTGAGCGCGAAAGCCTGTCAGGGAATCCTGCGCCGAGCCTTGAAACGGGGCAAAGAGTTGCCAAAACAGTTACAGCAAGCCTTGGAACAGGTGGCGCAGACTACGATAAAAAAGAATTGATTGTCGGGATTGATTACGAGAACAACGGTCACGGCCCAATCCGCAACCAATTAGGCGCAGGCGTATGGTGTGGGTTTAGAATGTTGTCGTTTGACGAATACGCTGCGGATGGCACGGCCAGCACAATGAAAAGGCGTGATTACAAAGATGCGACGGATTTGGTTATTATGCCTTCGCATATTGTTCGCCAAGACACCGCAACGCTATCGGCAGCGGATAGTGGATCGAATAGGACGCCGGTAATTGCATTCACCAGCAAAGACTACGGCGGCGATGCCACCGTTGATCTGTCACCAACCATGCGTTCGATGGGACATGCGGAAAGTCACGCTAACGGGGGTGGGCAGTTGGCGGTTTCATCGGCCTCCGCCGTTCGCCGCCTAACCCCCACCGAATGCGAGCGACTGCAAGGCTTCCCAGACGGTTACACAAACATCCCCTATCGCGGCAAACCAGCCGCAGACGGCCCCAGATACAAGGCTCTGGGCAATTCTATGGCGGTTCCAGTCATGCGCTGGATTGGCGAGCGGATTCAGATCGTGGACAACCTGCCATGCTAAGAGATTACTATTTATGTTGACGATTGATCTTCACGGCGATACCGTTAACACAGGAGACAAATCATGCGGGCAACGTACATCGGTGGACTGCTGGTTCTTGCCGCCTTTCTGTTCGGCGTATCGGAATTTGTTGCCATCCAAACCGAGCAGCAAATGCGAGCTACCGGCGGCACAGAAAACATTGTCAGTTTCATTCTTCAGCTGTTCCCGAAGCTCGCAGCATACGGTGCAATAATCACGGCGGTTGTGGGCTGGATCACGGGGAGTGTCACACCGACACCCGGGCCAAAGCCGGGGCCAGACATCGCAATCGAGACTGAGGTGGAGCTCATGCAGGCGATCATTTCATACCTCGCGAAAATGGATGACGCAGCGAGACTCAACAGAGTGTTGTTAGCTTTAGTCGCAGAGATCCGGCTAAGATTCGCGAACACTCCTACGGTGGTGACAGCTGCGGGCGAACTGGCCAAGTCCATGACGCAAACGCTATACGTTGACCCGCCATCGCAGACAGGCAAATCGAGTTATTAGAACAGGCCAAGCATGATGCTAGCAAGGCGAATAATCCTGTCTGCGATGGTCTTTCTCAGCGGTTGTGGCATCAATCTGGTCAACGTCGTTGTGATCCCGGACGTTGCACCGATCACCGATCTGGGCAACAGATGCCTGATCGTTTACGAGTCAGCGGACGTGGCGAAGATGACAGCCAAGCAGCAAATGATCATCACTGGATCGCGTCTGCGTAAGTACCTCGACATGGCGTGCGTCAAGGACGGCTGGCGGATCATTGACGCTGATACTGAATTCACGGGCGGTGACGATGTGATCTGGGTTGAGGCCATGCGTCTGCCGCGTGACGGTGGGCCGTGGCTCATCTGCTCGACCGGCAAGCGTGGATTCAGCGGGCCGTTGCCTCAAGACATTGACAGCGTGATTGATCTGCTCGCAACGTATTTTGAGGCGAAGTGAATGGCATACGGCAAAGGCTTAATCCCAAGATCGTTTCGCGAAAACCCTGTAGGGAAATATTGCGCTGCGTTCCCATTTGCACCGATGGCCAATTCAGAGATCGACGACCGGATCGCGTTGATGGAGGCCGAGAAGGCGACGTTGCTCGACGTGCGTGGTTCGATCCCATCGACCGATCAAGGATCGCAGGGCTACTGCTGGGCACACTCGACGGTCTCGGCGATGCTTCTCCTGCGGGCAAAGCAGGGGCTACCATACGTTGAGTTGTCAGCTTATGGGATCGCAGCACCGATAAAAAAATTCAGAAACGAAGGCGGCTGGTGCCAAGAGTCTATGGATTGGATCACGACAAAAGGTTGTCCGTCATCTGCAACGTGGCCGATCCAGAGCATGAGCCGAGACAACGTGACAACCGCCATGCGTGAAGAAAGTCTGCTCTATCGGGTCACCGAATGGTATGACGGCGGCGACGATCCCAAACTATTCTGGACTGCGGTTGCGATGGGGTTCCCGGTCGTGTCAGACTTCAACGACTGGGGCCACAGCGTCTGCACGATATCGGCAAACAGAAAGAACAACACGGGGTTGATATGGAATAGCTGGGGCGATCAGTGGGGCAAAAAAGGCGTTGGCGTACCTCAGGCACGATCACCGGTTCCGAACAACTGGATGGTTCCACGTGCGGGGACAGCATGAAAACAATCAGCATCCTGATATCAATCATGATCTGCTCGACAGCATCGGCCAGCGTATGGGCTATCACCGAGCGAGCTGCGCGAATGCCACCGGCGGCACCAGTGATGAAGCCGGTCGTCATGGTCTACGTCGCTGGCAATTGTCCAGCCTGCGACAAGGCTCATCGCGAGCTTGACGAGGCGGCTGGTCTGCCGTATGAGTTTCGTTTTTCTGCGGAGACGCCCGAATGGATGCGGGCCGATCCGAGGACATTGTATCCAACTTTTTATTGGCCGGCGGGAAAAGGACATCGCATGATCCGGGGATGGTATGGCATCGGTGCGACTGTCGAGGCAATTCGCAAAACGGAGTGACGAAAATGAATGAGCCGATGGAGCGACGGCGTGGACACATCATGGACGAGATAAGCGAGCCAGCGACCATTGCACCGGCAATCGCGACGGCACTCGACTGGTGGCGGACACACATCGGCAGCGGGGTCATCACCGCAAGTTGGCATCGATCAGGACGGCAGGCACTGACAGTATTTGGTCGAGGCGAGTCGTGGGACGCACGGGACATCTACGGGCAGCTTGGATCGTTCAACGTTTCGGTCGATCAAATCGCGTTGCCGGTCAAGTCGGCCAACCTTCTGTACACGACGGACGGCGACAATCTCGATGTCGAGGTCTCGTTTAAGCTGCCGCTTAATAGGCTGTCGGTCAAATCCTCGATGCGTGGCGAGCCGATGCAATCGATGGGGATCACGCCCATGATCATTGTCAGCGTACTATCGATGGTCTGGAACCTGTTCAACACTCGATGTGATCTGATTCTTCCTGGCGAGATCTCGATGACGGGTGGAATTGAGGGCGACTCGCTTGAGATCGAGTTCAACAAGTTTCCTTCGATTCGGCTGACTAGTCTGTTCACCATGCAGATGACGATCCTCAGCGTCTCAATCCGAGCCAAAGAAATCGTCATTCATCTCGACAGTGTGTTCTGTCCTGTCTGGCGGATTCCTGTTGTATGAAAATTCAATACAGACTCTGGCGACTGGACACGCTGACGCTTTGTGCCATGCTGGCAGGATCGGCAATTGCGTTTGTTGCGTGCGATCGTTTAGACTCGCATCACCAAATTGTCGGCGGTGTGCGGTCGTCTCAGTGGCCTGCGGTGAGGGCGAAATACATGGCAGACGGTCATGATCGGTGTGCGGCGTGCGGGACTAAAACAGATCTGGAAGTGCATCACGTCGAAAGTTTCAGCCAGCACGCAGAGAAAGAGTTGGACGTGCAAAACCTGATCACACTTTGCAGGGAATGTCATTTTAGGATCGGCCATGATGCGGACGGCGACGGGCCTCAGAAGCCGAACTGGCGAACATCGAACCCAAACGCTCGCGAAGACGCGAAAAAGCATCGCAGAAAATGGACTGGATATGATAACTGAAGCCGTGCTGGTCAAGGGTGTGTTTCTGGCTGCGCTAGTGTCATTGGCTGGCGTGGGCGTGGTTATTGAACGCTACGAATTTACATCGGACGAAGTGTTCATCTACAGCTTTCTCGGCGGCGTCATCGGGACGATTGTGAGCCTGTCAGTCTACGGTGCAGCAGACCTGCGAGAACTGTCGAGACACGCACTGGCAAACGTCGGCATCGCGTTTCTGTTCGGGCCTCCAATGGCGATTTACGTTTCAGAAGTGCTCGGACATGATATCAGCATTTATACCATCGTGAGCGTCAGCGGTTCGCTTGGGATCGGCGGCATGTTCGGACTGAAGACGCTGGGCCCAGTCGTGCTTGAGTCTGTTCGGGCGAGTGTTGGTAATGTCATCGAAAGTTTCTTTGCGCGAAGAAAGGACAAAGATTGAAAGACGTCAAGCCCGAGACGATCCTTGCGAGCGGCAAGGTGCGAGACACACTGACCGCACCGAATCACGCTGTCTATTGCGATCGACATCGCACACCAGATGGGCGGGCGTGGCACAATTGTGGAGCGACGTCCCTTTGTGGGGCCAAGATGTCGTGCGTGCATCCGTTTTTGCCATACGCAAAAACGACATCGCATTGCATGAGTTGTGAAATTATCGTTCGAGATTTGAAGTATGACCTACAGGATAAAAAGATGATGACTAAACTAAGGCGGGCGATGCTCGGCGTGATGTTGGCGGGATTCTGTTTGCCGGTGAATGCCTCGGTAACGAGAACGGTAACACGGGAGCCAATCGCCGTCACGGCAACAGCCGGCGATTGCGCTTGCAGCTGCGTGGTCTGTGATTGCTGCACGGTGAGGAAGACGGTCACACGCACACGGGCGGCAAATCCTTGTCGGTGCAAGCCGGCTACTGAGATCGTCAAAACGAGGACAGTCATTCGATGACGACGACGACCTACAATTCTGGCTCTGGCAATTTCACGGTGCCAGCCGGCGTCACCTCACTCCAGATCGAGCTTTGGGGTGGTGGTGCCGGTGGAGGTCAGGGTAACGGATCCAGTTCTGGAGCTGGTGGTGGTGGCGGCGGCGCATACTGCAAAAAAAACGCACTGGTTGTCACACCGGGCCAGAACGTGGCTTACAGCGTCGGAGCGGCTGGCACAGGTGGCACAGGCGACGCTGGTGGGACAGGCACAGCAGGCGGCAACAGTACGGCTTCGACATCGCCGCAATATACAGCCAGTGGTGGTACTGCGGTTGGCCAGCCATCCAGCGGGGGTGATGGAGGCACTGCGAGCAACGGCGACACGAACACAGTCGGCAGCGACGGTGTCTCTCCAAGCGGCTTCAATGGCGGGGCTGGTGGTGCTGCTGGTGGGGCCGGTGGAGGTGCTGGCGGAGCTGGGGCGACGAACGGTGGCAGCGGACTCGGAGGCTCAGGCACGGCACCGGGTGGTGGTGGTGGTGGCGGTGCAGCGTTCGGCGATGTTGACGACGGTGGCCGTGGTGGAGCTGGTGCAGCTGGTCGGATCGTGTTTACATATACGGCTGCCGCAGCCGGTAATCGACGACGGCGAGTTCTCATGACGGGATAATCAAATGTTTTTAATGAAGCTCTCGACGGCTGCGACGATTGAGGTTGGGCCTTGCCTTGACTCGGCAGGGGCCGAATATACTGGCCTCGTCATCGGAGATCTTAGGCTCGTTAAGGCTGGCACCGGTGCGGCGATGGCTGCTAGTGCAACGCTCACGCATGTTGCGAATGGTCATTACACGCTCGTTTTTACGACAGGCAACACCGACACGCTCGGTACGCTGACGGTGTCATGCCACAAGTCAACGTATCAGATGCCGCGAGTCTTGATGCAAGTCATACCGGCAAAAATCTACGATTCAATTGTGGCGGGCAGCGACAATCTTGAAGTCGATGCGATTCAATTACTCGGTACGGCGATCCTTACGCCAGCAACAGCAGGCACGCTTGATGTTAACACCAAGCTGCTCGGCGGGGCGACAGTCACCGCGACGACGAGCGTCACGATACCAGCATCCTCAACGCTCGCAACGACTGCGGGTGCTGTCGGGTCGGTGACAGGATCTGTTGCAAGCGTCACGGGTTCGGTTGGCAGCGTGACCGGCAACGTGGGCGGCAATGTGACAGGATCTGTTGCAAGCGTTGTCGGTGCCGTGGGCAGTGTGACGGGTCTTACGGCGGCAAACCTTGACACAACTGTTAGCAGTCGCATGGCTACCTACGCACAGCCGACAGGATTCCTCGCAGCGACATTCCCGTTGACCGTTGCCAGTTCAACCAACATCACGGCAGGCACGATAACGACCGTAACTAATCTCACAAATGCCCCGACGGCCGGCGATCTTACAGCGACGATGAAAGCAAGCGTTACGACGGCAGTACCGACAGTCGTACAGATCCAAAGCGGCCTTGCCACCCCGACAAACATCACCGCGGCGAGCGGGATCGCGGTGAGCAGCATAGGTGCAAACGTGGTCACGGCTGCGGCGTTGGCATCCGATGCCGTCAATGAGATCGCAGACCAGGTGTGGGACGAACTGTTGAGCGGACACACGACGGTCGGCTCTACAGGAGCAGGACTGTCTGCGGCTGGTGCTGCCGGCGACCCGTGGTCAACATTGATACCGGGGTCATACGGCGCAGGCACGGCCGGCAAGATCGTCGGCGACAACGTCAACGCTACGATAAGCAGTCGAGCGAGTCAGACGAGTCTCGATACGCTCGATGATTACGTTGACACTGAAGTTGCCGCGATAAAAACGAAGACCGATCAGCTGACATTTACTGTGGCCAATCAGATTGACGCGAACGCTTTGTCTGGTGGTGCCGGGCTTTCTGCCGCTCAAACGCGAGCAGCGTTGGGCATGGCGACGGCCAATCTTGACACGCAGATCGCGGGCCTTGCGACTCCAACAAACATAACAGCCGCAAGCGGCATCGCGGTGAGCAGCATAGGTGCAAACGTGATCACGGCATCTGCGTTGGCGACTGATGCTGTAAACGAGATTCAATCAGGCCTTGCGACACCAACAAACATCACAGCGGGAACAATCACGACCGTAACTAATTTGACAAACGCGGCGACATCCGGTGACCTAACAGCGACCATGAAAAGTAGCGTGACGACAGCAGTACCAACGGTCGTTCAGATCCAAAGCGGATTGGCGACTCCAACGAACATCACGGCCGGAACAATCACAACCGTAACAAATTTGACCAACGCTGCAACATCCGGTGATCTGACAGCGACGATGAAAAGCAGCGTCACTGCGGCAGTACCGACGGCAGCGCAAAACTTCGCAGCGGTACTAACAACGGCACTCACTGAGTCATATGCGGCGGACAACGTGGCACCTACTCTGGCTCAAGCTATCATGCTGATTCAACAGAGCCTGCATGAGTTTGCGATATCATCAACGACACGCACGGTAAAGAAACTTGACGGCTCGACGACAGCGGCAACGTTTACTCTCGACTCAGCGACGTCACCGACATCTACAACACGAGCGACATGATGAGCATTGCAACAGTCATCACTCGGGGCTATGGGTCATTTGGCAGCATCGCGCTGGTCGTGCTGGCTGGGTACTCCCCCACAGAAATAGACGCTGTCGGATCGGCCTCGATGCAAGCGGGTGCGATCTACGTCGATGGCGTGGCTGTCGGTGTGACATTCATTGACGGCGTCAAAGCCGGTACGACGTTCGCCGGCGGTGTTGCTATCTCGACTATCTATGTTGACGGATCGAAGCACGGATCAACGTATGTTGATGGTACAGGGCTTGGAGGCAATACATGATCACGGTTCATCTAGGCGAGGCAATCGAGGATCGAGCATGTACGCTGCTCGGTCGATTCACAAGCATCACCGCGACAGGCGCGACATCGCCTCTACCGAGGGAGGGAGCGTTGATAAAAAAATCTGACGTCACTTCGATCGCGGCCAAGGCGTACGACTCAACAGGCACGCTGATAGTCTCGACAGTGCCAACAGCAGCCGACAACATTTATGACACGATCCAGACTGGGACTTACTGGACAAACCTGAATGGTGGTGGCAACTTCAAATATCTGATGCCAGCGAGTGCGTTCCCGACGGGTGGAACTACGGTCAGCCTTGAAGTCACGATCACGCAGACCGATAGCACGCTGGCGACTGGGCTCTGGTCTGTCGTGGTGTATCCGCTGAATCAATCATAGGGGGGGGGGTGATCAAAGGTACTCCCAGCGGGGGGTACCCTATGCGGGTCGTAAAAGG